ATCGGAGCCGTTTTTTATAGCTGCCAAAGACGAAATGAAAGCCAAACTAACACCTAAAACTGCTGAATAATGAAGCCAACAATTTATCAAATCGAAGAAAACTACAACCAATTAGCTGAAGAACTAATCGACAATGGAGGAGAACTTACACCAGAACTCGAAGAGCAGTTGGCAATCACAGAAGAACAACTGCAAAATAAATCTGTGGCTTATTCATTTGTAATTAAACAAATGGATGCTGATATTGAAACCATTGATGCAGAAATTAAACGCCTCCAGGCCGCAAAGAAACAACGCGAGAAAGCCTCCGAATATCTAAAGGAACGAATTAAACACGCAATGGAGTTATTCGGTACTGATGAAATTAAAACTCCTTTGGTTAAAATCAACTTTAGGAAATCTGAAACGGTTGAGGTGGAGGATGTGAACGCTTTACCTGCACCTTACAAAGTTGTTAAAGTTACGGAGCAAGCAGATAAAGCAGCCATTAAAGCAGCTCTAAAAGATGGTGTTAATATTATTGGTTGCTCTATTGCCACTCATAAAAACCTGCAGATAAAATAATTGCAACTTTGGGGAAGATTCATTAAGTTTGCACCGAAATAACCCGCCAAATTGAAAAGACATTATACACATAACCCCTATCATCGTATTGCCCCTTGGCGGGTGGCGTACTTTGGTAGGGGTTTCTTTATTCTATAAAAATATGTACACTTATTATTTATGCAACGATGGAGGATTTAATATTATTGAACTTCCCATTTTAATTTTTCCAGGTGCAGAATTTCACTATGATGAATTTTTGAGTAATTACAAAGTTGAAAAGCACGAAATAAATAACAATGATCATTTAATAGTTATTTGCGAAAAAATTTATTAGCCAATGAAAATATTTATAATCAAGTCACCAAGTGGCAAAATTTACACATTAAACGCTGATTCAAAGTTTCATGCCATACAAAAAGCAATGATAAAAGACGATTTTAAGTACCAAACTAATCAATATAAATTATGAGAGATTCAGCAATTTTTTACCGAAGTTTCTATGAAGCTATCGATAATTTGCCTTCAAAGTCACAGAAAGAGCAAGTATATTCAGCGATATTTGACTTCATTTTCAAAAATATTGAACCACAGTTAAAAGGCAATTCACTTTCAGTTTGGATTTTAATTAAGCCGCAACTTATTGCAAATCAGATACGTTACGAAAACGGAAGCCGAAGCAAAACGCAAGCGAAACATAAGCAAACGGCAAGCGAAAGCCAAGCTAATAAGAATGTATTTAATAAGAATGAAAATAAGAATGAAAATGTGTTAATGGAAACACACCCGCCAGCCCGAGATATTTTTCATTCTTTTGCAAGGTCGTTAAATATCGATTATGAAAAATTGAAAGAAAGCATTGATGAAAAATACAATACTTGGGTTAAGGATGGCTGGCGAGATGGGAACGGAAAAGAAATAACAGATTGGGAGCAGTCATTTAAAAATACAGTGCCACATTTGAAGCCATGGCCGAAGAAAGAAATGCCAACTGATGCCAAAACAAAAATTAATTTTGGAGGCAATGGAAAAAAATAAGAAACCACCACAAGCAATTGACATCGAGGAAGCTATAATTGGGGAATTGCTGATTAACGGCAAAGCAATTGAGCGTGTTATTGAGGTTATTTCGGATGAATCTTTTTATAAGTCTGAAAACCAGGAGATATTTAAAGCGATGCTTAATATCTACAAAACAAGCGGCCCAATCAATCTGCTTTCTGTTAAAAATGAATTAACCAGGATGGGAAAATTGGAATATGTTGGAGGTCAATTTCATCTTTCAACTCTGCTTTCAAAATCAAATGTTAATTTAGAATTTAACGCAAAAATATTAGCAGAGCATTATGTTAAACGTTCACTTATTGCAATGTCAATGGGTGTGCAAAATGAAAGCTACAAAGATGAAACGGATGCTTTTGATTGCCTTGAAACGGCTCAGCAAAGTTTGGATAAGATTGAAAAATCCGTTAGCATTGGTAAAGTTGACACAGTTTTGGATTTATTTTATGAGTCCGAAAAACGTAACGAATACATTGTGAAAAAAGATGGATTAAGCGGTGTGCCAAGTGGATTTACTGCAATTGATGCTGTCACTGGTGGATGGCAGCCGAGTGATTTGATAATTTTAGCAGCAAGACCGGCAATGGGTAAAACTTCATTGATGTTAAACTTTATGCGAAATGCCGCTGTTGAATTTGAACAGCCGATTGCGTGTTTTAGTTTGGAAATGTCATCAATGCAATTAATACACCGCTTGCAATCAAGTGAAACGGGAATACCATTGGAACGTTACATGAGGGTTGGACTTACAAAAGATGAGGTGCAATTCAATCATGTTAAATGCCAAAAGTTAGCAACGGCACCAATTTATATTGATGATACAGCGGCACTTAGTATTTTTGAACTTAAGGTAAAACTTAGAAAACTTTGCCGCGATAAAGGGGTAAAGATGGCCGTTATTGATTATATTCAGTTAATGACCGTTGGAAAAGGCGCCGATGTTAATGGACGTGAACAAGAAGTGTCATACATTAGCCGTAACTTAAAAGCATTGGCAAAGGATTTGAAAATCCCAATTATAGCACTTTCACAACTTAGCAGAAAGGTAGAGGAGCGGGCCGACAAATTACCTCAGCTTTCGGATTTAAGAGAAAGCGGATCTTTGGAACAAGATGCCGATCTGGTAGCATTTATTTATAGGCCCGATTATTACGGAATTACAGAAGATGAAAAAAACAACAGCACAATAGGAAAGGCGAGTATTATTTTAGCAAAGCACAGAAACGGGGCTACAGATAGCAATATTATTATTGGATTTAAACATGAACTTGTTAAATTCTATAACTTAGTTGATGACGGCCCATTTAGCGAACAAGAACCATTGGTTGATTACAGCGAACCAAGAACAGAACAACCAAACTTTAACACAGCACTGAAACCCAATGACAAATTTTAAAATATACACAATCCCCGAATTTGAAACATACTACCACCAATGGAAGCGAACACAAATGCAACCACGTTTCCATGACACGCTGCCAATTGAACGGTTTAACCTCAGCAAGAAGAAAGTAGTTAAGAAGCGTAAGACGGAAGTCATAGCGGGTAAGTTTGAAATACCTACAATTAACACCATTGAACACAAGGTTACCAAAGATGCTTTCAATACCAATAAGTTTACCGATTTGATTATTGCATATTTAAAATCAGTACATGGTTGCAACAGTGCAAGGCGAATCAGTAGCGAAGGACGCTATCGCCCTGGAGTTGGATTTCTGAAAGGAACTCATACCGGAATGGAAGATATACAGGCACTGATTAAGGGCAAACTATTTGCAATCGAAGTAAAATCGCCACATGACCGAATGAGTGATGAGCAGAAAAAACGCAAAGTAGCTGTTGAATCTGATGGTGGTCATTACATTGTTGCTACCTCATTTGAGCAAGTCCAAACTGAAATTTTTGCAATTCTAAAATAATTCGTATCTTTGGGGCATGAAAAGGCTAACTAATGGCTAACAGCACACTAACTGAGAAACAAAGGGAGTTTTGCAAGTTATTTATAACTGGCAAGAGTGGTGCAGATGCTTATTCTATTGCGTTCAATAGTAACAATCAAAGTAATTGCAAGGTTAATGCTTCAAAGTTGCTTAAAAGCGATAAAATTAAGTCTTACATTTCAGAACTTCAAGCCGAAAATAAAAAGATTGTTGAAATGGCTAATAATAAGGCCGCGCAGGATTTAGCCGATGGAAGTATAGCAACTGCAACTGAGCGCATGCAGATATTAACTAAGATTATGAGAGGTGAAATTCCATTAATTAAGCCAATGGTAGTTGATAAACAATTAGTTGATATTGAAGTAGTGCCTGATTATTCCGACCGCCGCGCCGCCATAGCCGAACTCAACAAGATGGATGGAAGTTATGCGCCTGCGAAGCAAGACATTACAACCAACGGGAAAGATTTGCCACAAACCACCATACAAATTGGCTATGGTCCAAAACGTAAAGATTGATTTTAACCCCGATTTATTTAATGAGGTATATTGGGAGTTAGAAAAAGCGCACTACAATAACGATATTCGTTATATTTGGCTTTATGGCGGTTCTTCAGCATCAAAGACTTATTCAGAGGTTCAATTCTTGATTAAGGACATGCTATGTGGCAGCGATAACAATGCTATGGTGTTAAGAAAGTTTGCTACCGACATTCGAGATTCCATTTACAGCGATTTTAAAAACATCATTGATGATTGGGGGTTAAATGATTTATTTATTTGCCAGCAAAATTATATCAAATGTGTCACGGGATCGTTTGTTAGGTTTAGAGGTTTGGATAATTCCGAAAAAATTAAAGGTCTATCAAATTTTAAGTATGTTGTACTTGAGGAGGTTTCACAATTTGACGAGATAGACTTTAAACAGGTTAAAAAACGTTTGAGGGGGCGTGTCGGGCAAAAGATTATTGGCATATTTAATCCAATTAGTGAGGAACATTGGATTAAGAAAAACGTATTTGACAATGAACTATTAACCGAGTGCAAATCTGCAATAACCGGGAAATGGGAAAACGAAAATAAAAACACAGTAATTCTTAAGACTAACTACACCGATAACAAATACATAGTAGGCCCACATTTTAAAGATGTTCACGTAATAGCCGATTTTGAAAAGGATAAAATAACCGATTATAATTATTACCTGGTTTATGGACTTGGCAATTGGGGTAAAATTAGAACAGGCGGCGAATTTTGGAAAGATTTTAACACAAATAATCATGTAAGACAGGCGCACTGGAATGAAAATTTACCAATTCACTTAACATTTGATGAAAACGTAAACCCTTATTTAACATGTCTTGTTTGGCAGATTGAGGGCAAAACAGCCATTCAGATTGATGAAATTTGTTTGGAAGACCCGCGTAACAGATTAAAGCATGTTTGCGCTGAGTTTCAAATACGTTACCCACAACCGAGAGTAAAAGGATTGTTTATTTATGGTGACCGCACAAGCTGGAAAGAGGACACTAAAAAAGAAAAGGGAGAGAATTTTTTTACCGACATCACTAATTTATTGCGAGATTATCGCCCATCGTTAAGACTGCAGTCTGTTAACCCGTCAGTGGTTCAATCAGGTGGGTTTATCAATCAGTGCTATTCAGGCAATACAGCGGTAAATATAATAATTGGCGATAAGTGCAAAAGGTCAATAAATGACTATCAATATGCACTTGAAGATTCGGACGGGACGATTAAAAAAACTAAAAAGAAAAACCCGGTAACAGGTGTGACATTTGAGGAATACGGGCATTGCTCCGATGCAAAGCGATATTTCATAACTACAGCCTTTGCCAACGAATATGAAGAATATAAACGTGGAGGAAAGGGAACTCGTGTTAAAATGGGCGTTGATATTAAGTCAAAAAATAGTTATTGACACAAACATCCACAATTTAAAATTATTTATTATACTTTCGCCCAAAAGTAAGCCATGTATTTATACTCACAGGATTATTTAAGGCAAATCCAAACGTCACAACTAAACGCGCTAACGGGCAGTAGTGATGCAATACGCAAAACAATTGAATTAACTGTTCAAGAAGAAGTTATCAGCTATTTAACGCAAAAGTATGATTTATCAATGGAGTTTACCGATATTGATACATGGAACTTCGCCACAGCTTACAAGGCACTGCGCAGGGTTTACTTAGATGCAACCGCGTTTAGCGCCACATCAACATACGCAATCAATAACCTTGCACTATACCAAGGAAATATTTATTATTGCAATACAGCTATTACCGTTGCTGCTGCTTGGGATGCTGCTAAATGGACTTTGATAGGCGCTCAGTATAAAATATTTCATGTGCTGGCACCTCAACCAATTTGGGATGGACAAACCGATTATAAAATTGGCGACATCGTTTGGTGGAAAGATAAGGTTTATACTTGCACTGCTGAAAATACAGGCTATGAACCAGGAACAACAGACGGTCAAAGACGATGGGGCAATGGCACGCCTTACGCTATTGCATCGGGAACATTGCCAACAAACACAACATATTGGGAGGCTACAGACAATCGCAGCCAGCAATTAGTGACATACATGGTTAACATGGTGGTTTATTATTTGGCCAAACGAATAGCGCCAAACAACATTCCAGAAAAATACAAGTTTGATTACGATTTCACAGTTAATTGGTTAATATCAGCAGCGGGTGACAACATGGGCGTAACTGCAAATATACCAAGACTACAACCCAAAAAAGGATATAGAACCCGCATGCAATCACAACCAAGGCAAATAAATAATTATTAGGATGGCATCACTTATTGGCAATATAAAAAACTATTTTTTTCCTACAGAAACAACAAAGGGAAATATGCAAGTAAAGGGCAGCGTGTCAAAGGACTTGCGTTATGCTCAAATTGCACCTATAATTTTTGCACGTAGAACGCAAGACATACAATCATGGCGTGATGCAATAACCGAGGCGGAGGCTGGCATGGTGCAATTCAAACAGCGCGTTAAGCAACAACAAATATACATTGATGTTATCCTTAACGGTCATGTAACCGCTGTGATGAATAGACGTAAATCGTTAACCATGCGAAAAGGTTTTGAACTTTATAATCCAGATGGTAGCGTTAATGAAGAAGCAACAAAACTAATTAACAAAGATTGGTTTTACAGGGTACTTGATGCGCGTTTAGATGCTGAATTTTTCGGTTATTCATTATTAAACTTTAGCGATGTTTACAACAATGAATTATTTAGCCGTGATGCCTTTGGCAACTTAGCCCCGATTAAAGTTATACCTCGCCCTTGGGTAAGCCCCGACCGTTTGAACGTTGTTAATATTCCTTACAATGTTGTGGGTGTACCTTTTAGAGATTTGAAATATCGTGATGCCGATGGCAATTGTCCTTACGATTGGACATTTTATTTTGGCACCAAAACACAAATCGGAATTAGTGAATGTGGGTATGGATTGCTGTATAAAATAGCAATGTATGAAATTTACCTCAGACATTTAGCAGGGCAGGAAGCTACATTTATGGAGTTGTATGGTAGTCCTATGCGAGTTGGCAAAACTTCCAAAACGGGTGATGAGCGCGATCAGTTTTTTGCCGATTTATACAACATGGGCAACAGTGCAACCATTGTACTTGACCATGCCGATGAAGTGGAGCTAATCGACAGCCGAAACATTGGCACAGGCTACCAAGCCTTTGAAAATTTTCAAATGAGATTAGAAAAGGCTATTACTAAAATAGTACTTGGACATGAAGATGCCATGAGTAGCACAGCGGGCAAACTTGGCAGCAATGAAGAAGCGATTAAAGCCCTAAAAGAAAAGGAAAGCGAAGATTGCAGGTCGATTGCACACGATATTGATGTTGAGGTGTTGCCGAAATTGCGCAAACTTGGTTTGCCTATACCTGATGGCGTTAAGTTTAGATTTAACAACATTGAGGAAGAAGAAGAGTATCGCAAAAAAGTAGATGAAAGCAACAAGGCCACAGCGGACGTGTTTAAAACAATAGCCGATGCAGGCGGAAAGCCTGATTGGAAGTATTTTACGGAGCGCACAGGAATACCAGTTGAAGAAGCATCACAAAACGACCCGCAATTAAGCCAAAATGTATTAACCCGATTAAAAAACATGTACGATGAGTTACAGTAATATTAACGAATGGAAATCAACGGGTAATATTGCCGTTGACATGGTGGCCACAGCGATAAGCATTGAGCGAAAAATGAACAGAGCGCCAAAGGCTATTTATTTAAACAATAAGTACTATGACAATTATATGTTGTGGTTAAAATTCCAATGGAAACAAGGCAATTTAACCGATGAACAAATGGCAGTTGCTGAATTGCAGGGAACAAAGTTTGATGATATTGATATTAAAAAAAGCGACATATTAACGGGTGCCAAACCGTTGTTAATTGAGTATTGGACTGCTGAAAATGCCAACACAGTTAATTGATTATCCAGCGGATAGGTTAATCCGTGAAATTTACGGAGGAGTGGTAGATGTAAATAATTTACCACCTGATTTATATTTTCAGATATCCAATAAACTAAAACAATCATTGTATGAGGGCTTTGGAGGCAATTTAAAAGACTTCGACCCGTATAGCCCCGATGGCAAGCTATTAGTTGAGTTAAGAGAAAACATTTATATGTTTAGTGGCGCAAAAACATATCAACAAGTACGAATAATGAGCGACATGTTAGCAACGATGCCGAAATACAGCGAATTTAAGGCAAAAGCGGGGCAAGTATTCAATCAATTCAATGAAACATGGCTACAAACTGAATATGACACCGCTATTGGGATGGCTCAATCTGCCCGCAAATGGAGTGATATAGAACAAGAGAAACATATATTTAATATGTTAGAGTATGATGCTGTTTTAGATGCCAACACAAGCGATATTTGCCGCCCTTTGGATGGAATAACATTGCCCGTTGATGACCCGTTTTGGAATATACACGCCCCTTTAAATCATTTTAATTGTAGATGTATGCTTCGTAAGGTTAGTAAGTATGACGATAAAAAACAAACGAGTGAAGCAACGGTAAAAAAAGCTGAAAAGGACATGGAGAAAATTCAGCCGATGTTTAAAATGAATCCAGGCAAAGACAAAATCATATTTAGCGACAAACACCCATATTTTGATGTGGCGCCAAAAGACAAGGCGCTCGCAAAGAAAAATTTTAATTTGCCAATACCAAAAAAAGATTAATTTTGTAACATGAAAAAAACATTAATAAACACAACTGAGCAAAGCGGAATAAACGAAGCTATTGTCAATGAGTTATCAGCCGAGGCAATGTATCGAGGTTTAGCGAACGCAGCTCAATATATTGGTTTGTTTGGGTTTCAAAAGTACTTTCTAAACGAAGCCGCCAACGCAGCAAAGCACTATCAAAGGTTAGTAGATGCCGCAAATGATTTAGGTTTTTTGCCAACGTATGAGGTAACAACTCCAACCATATCAACCGACCCCGCTGAAATGATAAACATTCCAGCCGAAGCGGAATTGAAGTTATTGGATTTTTACTCTGAAAAAGCCACAACACAAACCGCGGCCCTGCATCAATTATATTTAGAGTTTGTCGAAATACAACGTAAATCAGTTGGTGAAATTATGGATATTAAATCACGTTTTGATTTGGGAGGCGATATTTATATGTTTGATAATTATTTAGGGAGTTTATAATGTCAAAATCTCCGTGGAAATTAGATGAGGTCGAAAAGCGACTACAGCAAACTAAGGAAGTGTTGCCCGCTGAAATTGCCAACGTATCGCAGTCTTATTTTGAAAGTTCTTGGAGGAAACAAGGGTATGACGGGAAGAAGTGGAAAGAAGTACAACGTAGAATTAATGGCAAGGGTGCTGCTAAAACAAGGGCGATATTAGTGAAATCAGGACGGTTAAGACGTTCTTTTCATGTGTTAAGTAAAAGGTGGGATAATATAACAATTGCTAACAGCGCGCCTTATGCTAAAGTTCACAATGAGGGTTTTAAAGGAGTTGAATATGTCAAACCACATAAAAAAAGCGGAAAAGACATAAAGTCAAAAGTAAGAGGAAGCGCTGGTTTTATTGATGGTAAATTTACAAAAGGAAAAATTAGAACAATAACACTTAAAGGCGCAAAACACAACGTAAAGGGGTTTAGCAGAAAAATGAACCTACCTCAACGCCAATTTATGGGGCAAACAAATGAATTAGGGCAGAAACAAATTAAGATTATAAACAAGGCATTTGATGATATTTGGAGATGAAAGAATTTTTTGATGACATATTTGCACGATTAACCGAGTTTGCGCCAAGTGTGCAACACAAGGCTGTTTATAATCAGCAGTACGATAATATTGCAGATAACGACCCCGAAGCTGGTTACTTATTTCCTATGCCTGCCGTGTTTTATGATGTGGATATTACCAATATTAAACAAATGGGCGCGGGCTATCAAATGATTGAACCATTGATATTAAACGTTCATATTGTAATGCAACAATTAGATGCACAAGATGGTTCACTTGATCAAAATTTAGATATTTTTGCATTGAAAAATGAAGTGTTTTTAGCATTACAAAAATTCAGACCTTATCAATCTGGAGAATTAATCAGAATAAGTGAGGAGCCGAGTTATGGTCACAAAAATATGTACGTGTATAAACAAACATACCAAACCGCTTATGTGGATAAGGTCGGCAAGGATGTAATAAGAGGCATTGAAACAACAGTCCCACCAGCAGATATAACAACAACATTTGAATAAGATATGGCAATAAATCCAGTAAAATTAGAAATACAAAGTGTAAGCGATATTCAAAATAAATATCCAAATGCTTTTAAATATTTGATGTCTAAAAAACCAACAGCGATTAGTATTAATGGCTTTTATATTGAGTTGCTTTGTCTTTTTAGCGGTTGTAAATTAATTTACGGACAAGACGATATTAAATATTTTAACGAATTGCACGAAGTTATTAATTTAACACCAACATTTGAATAAGATATGGCACAAACTAAACAACACTATATAGAATTTGACCCGCGAGATTTTGACGACAATTTGTGTATGTTTATTTTTATGCATCAACAAAGGCATATCAAAGACAAAGAAACTATATTACTAAGTGATTTGCAAATTGGGCGTGTTGAAAATAACGTAAATTTGCACTATTGTAAATATTCAACGGTTAATAAATTTAAGCAAGACTAAATGGCCCGCACAGTAGCACAAATAAAACAGCAAATGATTGATGAAAAGAACGCGCAGACAGCACTTGCGGGTTTAACATCAACATCACAAACAGCATTATGGAACTTGTATATTTATCTCGTTGCCGTTGCAATTGCCATATTTGAACAGATAATGGATTTGAAAAAGTCTGAATTAGAAACCATTGCATTTGAGGCAAAACCAGGCACGCCACAATGGGTTGCAAAAATGGTTTCAGCATTTCAATATGACGCTACAAATACTCAAGTAGCACAGTTTGATTTAACTACTTATACTGTTAATTATCCGCAAATATTGCCACAATATCAAATCATTACAAGGCGCGCTGTAAAAACTGCAAACAATAGAACGGTAACAATAAAAGTGGCTAAGAACGACCCACCAGAACCATTAACAAGCCCTGAATTAACAGCATTGATTGACTACGTAGGCGAGTTTAATTTTGCGGGCATCGCTTACAATGTTGTTTCATTAGAAAGTGACAAAATAGCCGTGTTTGCTGATGTTTATTACGATGGCCAGTACAATGCTGTTATTCAGACCAACGTTAACGCAGCCATTACAAACTACATTGCTAATCTACCATTCAACGGTGAAATGTCGATACAAGCGCTAACCGATGCAATACAATCAGTACCAGGCGTTAATGATGTAGCTTTACAAACAGTAAAAGTTCGCCCCGATACTTTGGCTTATTCAGCGGGTTCGATTATTTATGACCTTGCAAGCGGTGTAAATGGTGTTACTTACGCAACCGTTGCGGGTTACATGGTAGAAGAAACAACATCTCCTTATACATTTAACGATACTATTAATTATATAGCGCAATAACATGGAAAGAGAAAGCGGTTTTTATTGGGTAAAATATCAAGGCGAATTGGAAGTTGCTGAGTTTACAAGTGGCAGTATGTGGTACCTTGCAGGCAATGAAATAGCATATACTTCCAATGAAATGGACGAAATAAACGAAACTAAATTACACCCACCAGCATAATGCCAATATTTAATATCAACTTTAATAACTTTTGGCTTAATAACCTACCAAGCCGCAAACGTACAACTAAACGTATTGCGCGCGGGGCTGTTTACATGAAGCCTTTGCAATGGTTGCATGATATTATTTTCGGCACATATAGCAATGGTGATTTTGGAACAGCATCATGGAGTAACGCAACAACTTATGCAGTTGGTGACCGTGTGAATTATGGCAAAAGTATTTATGAATGTTGGACCATACCACCAACAGGAACACCACCGATTGACACTAATTATTGGGTGTTAGTTCAAGAAAAGTTCACCGGATTAAACGGGCGCGTTCAACAAACGGCAAGCAAATTAATATTTGAATACGCTTTAAACGAATGGTTTGGTACTACATTTAGGCAGCCCGTTGTTGGATTAAGCGATATTTACATCACACAAAACACCGCTGTAAATGCTGTGTTCTTTGTTGGATTAACCGAAAGCGAAAGCAGTAACGCTGTGTACTCAAATGGTGAAGCAACGGCATTTATAAACGCTGAAAACGTAAGCATTGCAGGCATAGCACATTTTACTATTAACATGCCCGTGGCTGTTTATACAGCATTAGGCAGCACATCATTGATAAGAGAGAAAACAGTAAGGCGCTTTGCCGATAGTATTAATTTAGCTGGTATTAATTACGATATTGTAACATATTAAGAAATGAAAATAATAAAAACAACCGACATTACTACAGGTGTAGCAATGCCAATCAAAAAGGGAACATTAGACCATTTGCAGAGCGCTTATACGGAAAACTTTGCCGATATTATACAAACGTTTGAAGCCCGTAACGATACAGAGGCGTTTCCAAATTTTACAACACCCGTTATTATGTACGGTTGCAGGCGAACAGGATTAGGCGTTAGTCAAGGCGCTTTGATTTACGGCACTGAAATATTCAGATGCCCTGCTGCATCAATAACGCTTGGTTTTGGTCAAGTAGTTATAGGCACTATAACCACAACAAATTTAACGGCCACCGATGCTGATCCTGTAGAGTTTTCAAACGCAGCTACTTATAATGTGCATGAAATTCGTCAAATTGTTTGGTCAGCGGGAACAAGTGGCAGCGGTGATTTTGATTTAGACGATTGTTTGATGTGGGGCAGATGGATTGATGTTACATATAGCTCAAGTTATTTAGGTGCCGCAACAGGCAATTGGACTTTGCCTGGCGGTGCAACAGATTGGCAAGTAAGATATAAACAAGTCGGCCGAACTGTAACGATTGACTTTTATGTGTTTAATTCTACATTATCAGCAGATACGGCAAGCATTAAATTATTATTGCCGTTTAATGCTAAGTTCTTAAAAGACCATCATGCTGTTTGCTATTATCAAAACCCAGCAGCAACACCACAGGCGGGAGTGTGTAGAGTAAGGGCAATTGCAACAACAACGGATTTAGAATTTATACCAGCTACTACCACATGGAAAGCAGACGCGGGAACTGTTGATGTTTACGGACAAATAACAGTTGAATTGGATAAATTTTAATCAGTAACTATTCTTATTTTTAGCTACTTCGGGGTAATGCTCAAGTAGCTTTTTTTGTTCCGTTTCGGGCATTTGTTTGAAGTGATTGGTAATAATCTCACTTGCTAATCTTGCAGGCTTCACACATTCAATATCACAGCTTGCAATAAACATTTTAAAATATTTAGGATGCGGGTAGGCTGCTATTCTACGTTTGTGGATTTCGGACATAGGTTATTGTTTTATTGTTAATTCTTCACCAGTTAGCGCAAAGTATAGGTTTTGGAGTTGGTGGACGTGTTCAAACATAGAAATATTATAATTTCCTTTTCCATTATAAAAAAAGATACCTATTTTACCGTTTCCGTATTGTGATATTCCAAACTCTGATACTTTCACAAACCCAAACCTACGCAACCATTCTTCGGTGAGGGGGATTGGAATATAATATTCGGGGTTTGTGCTTAAATATGTACCAAAATCCCAACAAGATATTTCCCTTGTTTTATCTACATCAACAATTTCAGAACAGTTTACCCAATTTCCAATCCTTAATTCACTTGCTTTCATAGTAATTTGCCTATTTGTTCTCCTATTAAAATTAATAAAACAGCCGCGTAAATAATTAACATTGATAAATGAAATATATTTAAAAAAATTAAATCGCAACCTAAATAAAAATCAAAAAAACTATCATAAATGGATTTATACTTACGCCATTTACAAATCGAATAAATTAATGTTATAATATTTATAACAACTAAAAGTATAAATATACCTTTAATTGTAACTATATCATTTTTAGAAAAATCACCTCCTCCGTAGTAAATTGGAATTATTATTTGTGATGTCATGTTATATTAAAATTAGTGAGCGGGCAAGGAATCGAACCTTGCACTTTCGGAAATACCTCGATATATTTTCAAACTGCATTACCAGTCACCGAACGCAGAACCTGCAATAATACCCTTTCTACCACCGCTCATTTTATCACTGTTTTTCAAATATTTGACACAAAACTACACAAACCAAATTAAAAAACAAAACTATTATTGACTTTTGTACTATGATGTTAAACGCAGTGGCATACAAATACACTTTAGACCCTACGGC